CAGTATAAGGTCCATTATTCGGAATGGGCATGGGCAGGTGAGATTATGGATTATCAACTTGATAATAATGGAAGCATTTCCATGCTTGAAGCTGATATCGGTCACATGATAAAGGTCTTTACAGGCCCGAAAAACCCTGCTATACTAGCAGCCTAAATTGAAATAACTTGGAGATTATATTATGAAGATTAGTGAAAACACCCTAAGTGTATTGAAGAACTTTTCTGCAATCAATTCCGGGCTTGTCTTACAGAAGGGAAATGTCCAGAAGACTATTTCCCCTGAGAAGTCCATTCTTGTTGAAGTCGAAATCGAAGACGCTATTCCTGGGCAGTTCGGCATCTATGATCTAAATCAGTTCCTAGGTAATGTTTCTACTCTTGGAAATCCTGATCTTAGCTTTACTGAAAATGCTGTTATGATGAATGATGGCGATATTGCTTTCAACTATTATTCATGTTCGCCTAACCTTATCGTTTCTCCTCCTGATAAGGAATTGAAGTTGAAGCAAACTGATGTTAGCTTCGCTTTGACGAATGCTATTCTATCAAAGCTTCTTCGTCTGGCTTCAATGAACAATCTTACCCATCTTTCAGTTGTTGGTAAGAATGGAGAGATCCGCTTGCAGACACATGAGAAAGCAAATGATACTTCAAACTCTGCTTCATTCAAGTTGAATGATTATAAGGGTGCTGATTTCATTGCATCGTTCAAGGTAGAGAACATCAAGCTTGTTCCTGGTGACTATGATGTAGAAATCCAGCTTGGTGCTTTTGCCAAGTTTACTGCTACAAGTGGCGTATTCAAGGACAAGATCAAGTATTTCATCGCATTGGAGACAAAGTAATATGGCTGGTATCGGACACAATAAGCCTTTCGTGAGTATCAATTCTCTCACGGAAACTCAGAAGACAGACTTGAAGAATGCTATTCGTGAAATGAACGATAGCATGACGCGGGTAGCTTCTGAGCGCGACTTCCAGAAGAGCGCATTAGAAAGCGTATTCGATAAGACTGGTGTAGATAAGAAGATCATTCGCCGTATGGCCAAGGTCTACTACAAGTCCAACTATGCAGAAGAGCAGGAAGAGAACCGTCAGTTCGAAGAATTCTATGACGCCGTGATGAAGTAATGACCAAAGATGTAATAGCACGAATGGACGAACTCATGAAGCCTATTGACAGGCAGATCATGATGTGCGATAATGTTGAAGACTTGCTAATGTTGGCTTCCAACATGATGGTTACCGCCAAGATGATCTATGTTCAGCAGCTTGGCGGTGAAGGTGCAAAACTCCTAATTCAAAAAATGGTGAATGAAATTGACGAACGAATCCTTCCTGTGGGTCGAGAAGTACCGCCCGAAGACTATTGCTGATTGTATTCTTCCTGATCGTTTGAAGAAGCCGTTTCAGGAATATGTAGAGAAGCAAGAGATTCCAAATCTTATGTTGACTGGTTCTGCGGGTGTTGGTAAGACAACCGTAGCGAAAGCCATGTGTGATGAGATTGGTATCAATCATCTATATATCAATGCCTCTGAAAATCGTGGTATTGATATGCTGCGAACTACCATTCGTGGTTATGCTTCCACTGTGTCTTTGACTGGTGGTAAAAAGGTCATCATCCTAGACGAAGCTGACTATATGACTCCAGATGCCCAAGCAGCAATGCGTGGTGCTATCGAAGAGTTTTCTGCTAACTGTACATTTATCTTCACTTGCAACTTCAAGTCCAAGCTGATTGATGCTCTTCATTCTCGTTGTTCTGTCATTGACTTTGCTTTGAAGAATGATGAGAAGTCAAAGATGGCCATGCAGTTGATGAAGCGCATGGAAAATGTACTAACACTAGAAGGTATCACTTATGATAAGGCGGTTCTTGCGAAGATTATCGAAAAGTACTTCCCTGACTATCGCCGTACTCTTAATGAGTTACAGCGGTATAGTTCTTCTGGCGCTTTGGATGCAGGCATCGTTGCACAACTCTCAGATGTTCGTAAAATTTCCGAGCTGGTTAAGTTTCTAAAGGACAAGAACTTCGGTGATATGCGAAAGTGGTGTGTAGCCAATTCTGATATTGAGCCTGCGCGTATCTATCGCAAGGTCTATGATAGTCTGTATGAGTATTTCAAGCCTGAGAGTATTCCACAAGCTGTTGTGATTATCTCAAAGTATCAGTATCAGGCTGCGTTTGTTGCTGATCAAGAAATCAATCTAGTCGCTTGTTTGACCGAACTAATGGTGGACTGTGAATATGTCTAATTACAAACTGATATGCTCTAACAACATTACAGCACTGAAATCAATGGAAGCAAATTCCATTGATGCTTGTATTACTGATCCGCCTTATGGTATGGAAATTGCTGGCGTTGGTTGGGATCATAATGTTCCTCCTGTTGATACTTGGAAAGAAGTGAATAGAGTATTGAAGCCCGGCGCTTTTGTCTTGTCATTTTGTGCGCCTGAATTTTATCACCGCATGGCAGTTAATGTTGAAGATGCTGGTTTTCGTCCTCTTGACATGATTGTTTGGATGATCACAACTAAGATGGCAAAAGCTAATCGTCTTAAGCCTGCTCATGAACCAATCTTTGTAGCTCAGAAACCTATTGAGGGTTCTATTGAGAAGAACTTTGAGAAGTGGGGTTGCGGCAAGATTAATATTGATCGTGCGCGTATTCCTTGGGATGGTAAACCGCCAACTGGATGGATTAAGGGCGGATCAAAGCGCCGAGCATTTGGTAGTGATGTAGCTAAAGCTGCGGATCAAGCTGTGAAGGAAACAGAAGATGCTAATCCTACTGGACGTTATCCTTCAAACATCATCGGTCATTTTGATGACACTGAACACCAGAAATATTTCTACGCACCTAGAGTAACGAGAAAGGAACGCGGAGAATATAACGATCATCCGACTCCTAAGCCGATCTCTTTGATGCGATATCTTTGTCGTGTGTATGCGCCTGCTAATGGTCTTGTTATTGATCCGTTTATGGGATCAGGGTCCACTGGCATCGCAGCAATACAGGAAAGACAGAAGTTTGTTGGTATTGATCTAGACAAACACTATGTTGATATCTCAGAACGCCGTATTCAGGATCATTGTTTTAATAAGGAAAATACTCTAGAAAAGCTATTCGAGTATGAATGAAGTTCGTTGACATATAAATAGAATTATGCTAACATACGAAGAATATAAACAGATCAAGCTAACTGAATCTTTCCTATCGAAACTCTTTGGTTCGATAGTAGAAAAGTTTAAGTCTTTGTTGGCGTCACTGAGTTTTGGAAAACAAGTATCCATGAAAATCGATATACCCGATAGCAATTTGAATGAGGATATAGATTTAAAATCACGATTGGGATATCTTTCGGAATTTGCCTGTGCCTCAACTCTCTCTAGCGTAATCAAAGATAAAGGTCTGCGCTTAACGAGCAGATCAAATCCTAAGAAGCTTAATGATGAATTTCTAGCTAAAAAGAAAATAGTCCAAAAACTCGGCGCTTCTCAATCTGAAATTGATAGAATGGTAACAGCAGGTGCTATTATAGCAAAGCAAATCTTTGAGGATGTTATCGTTAAAGACGAAGACCTACTTTTACTTACTTTTGATATCAATCTCACAGGAGATTCTGGCAAAGGTGTTACCAAAGCAGATTTAATATTGACTGTCACAAAGGATTCAGAAAAAGTAGTTGTTGATAAGATTGTGGCTTCTTTAAAAGCATATAAGTCGGCATCTATCAATCTTTCAAATTCTACTTTCATTAGCTTAATTAAGACCTTGTTCTATGATGCCGATGCTGACATTTCAGGTAGTACGGAAAAGTTCATTCTCAAATTTGCCAAAGACTACGGTTCTGAAAAAGATTTGCGTCAACTTTATGATTATCAGAATATCATTGGAACTGAAATGAAAAAAGGCAAATCAAAAGAAGATGCCCGTAAGAAAGCTAAGAAAACACATGGAGATGTGATCGAAATAATTGCCAAAATCTTTCAGAAATATTATCCTAAACACAAGAAAGTGATGAATGAAAGAGTTCTGCGTATGTTAGGTTTCGATGGTGAGGATGATTTCTATGCTGCTATTGGTGAAGCTGGTAAGCAGAAGATCATTTCTTCTCGCAAGAGTGAAGAATTACAAAGGATGATTTCACAACTGTCGAAGAATTTCACTCTCACAGTAAAGAGAAACGGCAAAACAAATAACGCGAATATTCTGTTCATAGCGCCTAATGGCGAAGTTATTACCAAAGCTAACATCACATTTGCTGATACTGGTGGACCTTCGGCACAAGGTAAGACTAATGCCTTTGTGGACTTCAAAAAATTCATCCTCAAGAGAGACTAACATGACTGACCTTTTCAAAGACATTATACCTTCTATCCAACAGACTAAGAAGGTAGTTATCACCTCTGAGAACGAGCGGGACTATGTCCCGTTCGTCGTTAACCGTTCCATATCCTTCCACCTGGATATGGTAATGGCAGCAAACCAGATGAATATGAACCCCTCGGCTGACAATATCCTACAATATCACTATCTGCTAAATACAGTAAGAGCCTATAAAAGGCCTTTCCAGAAATGGCAAAAGCGTGATATTGTAGAGAATTTGGAAGCGGTGAAAGAATATTACAATTATTCCAACGAGAAGGCTAAAGAGGCCTTGTCCTTATTGTCTGACACGCAGATACAAGAGATTAAGAAGTATTTAAATAAAGGTGGTTTGAATGTTAGACATAAACGAACTAGTGGAGGTAACGCTACCTAACCCAGATAATTTTTTAAAGGTTCGTGAGACGCTATCGCGTATTGGAGTGGCCTCAAAGAAAGATAAAACGCTGTACCAGTCCTGTCACATACTACACAAGCAGGGTAGATATTACATCGTTCATTTTAAGCAATTATTTTTATTAGACGGGAAGCAGTCAGACTTCGTAGAAGATGACCGCGCCCGTCTTAATACTATTGCCAACCTACTGTCCGAATGGGAGCTGGTAAGTCTGGTAGATGAAAGCAAGAGTGCTGAACCTGTAGCACCTCTATCCCAAATCAAGATTATTTCTCATAAAGAAAAGACTGATTGGAATCTTGTGGCTAAATACAATATAGGTAAAAAGCGCAAGGAAGAATAACTATGGACAGTAATACAACATTTAAACTATTTGCAGATAAGATGGGCGGCACAAAAGCCAATGTTTACATTGGCACGCCTGGCGAAATGTTTTATGATATAGATGGAGAAACAGCAATTCGGTTATCAGACGGATCAACTCCAGGCGGTATACCATTTGGTATTGTTTCGACTAGAGTTTCTTATAATCCACAATTCACTACTGCTAATAACGAAACTCTCAATGGAACAGTGGCTACTGGAACTTATGTTAAGCAGGGTCATATATGCCACTTTAGAGTTAACGTAGATTTTGCTAACACTACGAACTTTGGAAATACATCGCAATATCAAGTTACTTTACCTTTTCCTACAGAAGCAACAATAACGATTCGTGGCGGAACACTACATCAAAAACAAAATACAGCCAACGTAGCACTATATCATATTGCAGGTATTACTGACATAGCATATAGTAATACAGTAATGAAATTATACTATACAGGATCAACTACAGATTTGGCTTGGAAAAATAGTACGCCAGTAGGAGCAACATCAAACACATCACATTTTGATATCAGTGGTGCTTATGAAGTTGATGCCTCAGTATCTATATTATAAACTTAATAACAACGGAGTACATTATGCATAGATTGAACGTATATAAGACAAATCCAAATATTGTAATGCCAAGATTTGGAACCAAGCAAGCTGCCTGTTTTGATATTTCATTTCAAGCGGAAGGCAAATCAACATACAGTGGATACAATTCTTTTAATGCGCCATTCACAAGAGCTTTGACCAGTTCTGGCGCGATTCGTATTATGCCAGGTGATCGTATCCTTGTTCCCACTGGATTGATCTTCGATATTCCAGAGGGCTATTCAGTTCGTATTCATCCACGCTCAGGGATATCTTATAAGCAGGGACTTATTCTTGCTAATCTTGAGGCTGTAATCGATTCGGATTATATCCAGGAAACTTTTATTCTACTCACTAATCGTTCCGAAGTGGATCAG